CAGTCATAGAGGAGCTATCACAAGCGAATTACAAAGTAATGATTGGCGACACGCCTTATTAAATACGCATAGTGCAGTACCAGCCCTCAAAATGGTAAGGCGTATTTAAGGACACACATCTCAACACCAAGGTGTACCCAAACTGCATGGAAAATAAAACGATCATCATACCGCTTTATGGTGCAGTATGCGATGACGTTGGTGTACAGTATGACCACGCATGGTTGATCACTGCGAGACAAGCCTTGTTCGAATACAACAGCCTTAGCGCTGGCTACGCCGACAACAGAATTGTCATAAGGGGCAAGTACACATAAGTTCAAAGTGAGATCATGGGGAAAAATCGTCAATGGTAAACATCACCGAGGTCATGTTGTTGTGGATCATGCACGTACCTAGATGAAGATGAGCACGATACTGCTATAATGATCTACATTAAGAACATCGAACAACAGATACAAGAAGGTCGCAAAACAATCAAGCACCACCACGTCAACACATTATGCTACTCCTGCGTGTCGAGAATGAAGCTGATGTTGAAAATAGACCACTCACACATCTACGGAATAGACAAGACTGAGTCACCATGGTACAGACGCTGCAATACACTCACTGAAGCATTTGAGCATTTAAGGCGCACAAGAGGTCGGTACCACGAGGAACGAATGGAGTTCGTACACAATCTGATGGTCGGATACATTGCCCCTTCATTCACTAGCAAATCTGGTTAGAAACTTGGCAACCTATGCCAATACATAAACATAAGCGATAATTCAGATTTAACAGGCACAGATCTATTTACCAAACCCAGCGTACGAAAACAGTATGACCACATGATGGGTGTCCACGTAACTAGGGACTCAAAGCTCATTAAGATAACTGAAGAAAAGTCTCTAACCGACAATGTCTACGCAGACCAAAACAAACGCCACGTTCTCACAAGCCAATGCAGGAAACCCGTATCGTTCACACACCGCAGGGATATCGTGATAAACAAAATAAGATTAGACTACAAAGGGTGTGAGTAAACATCGGGTGCAGTAGCGCAGGTTGGGCCAGTAATTAAACATAAAGATTAAACCACGTCGGTCAGTTGTAAATGCCCGGTTATGTTTATGTATGGTATGAGCAGATACAAATGTGGAGTATGCCCCGCATAGAAACAAGAGTGTGAGTCATTTGCTAATTGGTATCGTAAAGAAATTGATAAGACATGTGTACGAGACGACATAGATCTAAACATAGATAGCATCATCGACGGAGCAGAAGCATTGCTCGAAAAATAAGGATTTAGCTACGCACAGTAAAAATCAATACGAGACTAGTTTGCTTACCACATGGAGAACTTCAAGCCTTTCAAACCAATAATAGAGGGACACATCAAAACAGAACCTTTAAACGACGACATTAGAGCAAGGTTAATCCTTCATTAACCACACCACTTAAGATACTTATTGTCGTCTCTCTATTACCGTGTATCTCCAACAATCTACGAATCACCACACATGATTAAACAAATGACATCTGATTAAGTTGCGAGGAAAATAGTCGAAATGAGTCTGAAATACAAATACGCGGCAGTATCTGACTACAGCGCATACGATAGCTCACAACTAGCATGGCACGCACGTATAGAACATAAACTCATCAAAACCATATGCGGTGCGCGCGCAGCGCATTTGTGGTCATATTTTGTTTTAGGAACC